GGGGGCGATGTTCTCTTCTTTTTGAATTATATATCGGTCTGTCTGATAATCGTAACCCAAAAAGCCACAGATTTCTCCTTTGAAATTTTGGTGAGAAAGCTTCTTGATATATTCAAGGGCTTTCTTTTCCTCTTTAATATGCTCCTCCATCTCTCCCGTAGCTAAATCCATCAGTTCCTGGGAATCCTCCAAATCTAGGGTTAGAGGGGGTGGGGTTGGCAAGAGAGTGTATAGATGCGTCTTCATAGGTTTTATTGACTCCTGAAAAGTCCCCGCTTCCCGTTAAATGATTGCCCCCTGTGTGGATATCAAGGAGTCCATTGCCGATGCTTGTGTCTCCTGTGGTTCCGTCCCACCACGCGACTAAGCTATGCTCTCCATAAAGAAGGGGGGCTGTTCCTTCGGGCACCACCTCCCCTGCGGGATCGCTCCACCCCGTGCCCCCTGTTAAGGTGCTCATCCTTCCGACGCATTCGTCGTATGTCCGTGGAATATGAGTGTAGGAGTTACTGGTGGCGAAGGGGGAGACGATTGACTTTCTCAAAAAACGTATTTCCTCTTCCTTTAAAGCCCTATTCCACAATCCCCACATCCCTATATGTCCATTAATAGTAGAGATAAAAGACGGGCCAGTATCGTAATAATCTCTGTCTCTGAAAAACTCCTGTGCTCCAATCATAAATGTTTCAGGAAGCATTGGCTTGGAGCTATCCCATGTGGCATTTGCTCTTTTATTCCATGATGCAAAGTTCCCTAAATTATTTTGGATCTGTTCTCTATCGGCGCTGTGGGAGAATTTCCTCTCATTTACAAAGAATTCTATCACAGTAGTTTCGTCCTCCCCTTCTCCATTAATAAAGTTCGCGCTTCCTGTGCGATGCCTAATAATAAACTGGTGCCACTTTTCATTACCCGCATCAGCTTGTTGGAGGTTACCTAAAGATTGAGTTCGGTAAGCATTGTTGGAGGAGCTAGCCGAGGTTTCGTGGAGTTTATATCCAATGTATTGAGCTTGGATGTCATTAGACTTATCTGTGTTTCGTTGGCTCCACGTTGAGTTGCGGTTGATATTTACAAATCTACCTGCGGGGAACCCATCGCCATCGGCTTGGGAGGTGCTAAAAATTCCTGCTCCCCGAGGAGAGAGTTCATTAATGTTTGCCCACCCAACAAGAGTCCACTCCTTTCTTGGGTCTAATGCTCCCGTAACACTAGATTCTGTTGTGTGGAATAGGCCGCTATTTTTAATATAGTTTACATTGCCTTCGCTTGCTCCTGAAAACTTAACCGTTGGGAAGGTTTGTTCGCCTTGAGTGGCCCCCAAGAAATCCACATTTGCGGCTGTATTAAATCGCTTTTGACATGCGTCTAATTTTTTAGTGCAACCATCCTTTCGCCAGTAACTAGGGTTTTTTTCAGGATTGTTCCCTGAGTTGAAGCTTCCTTCAAACCCAGCTACAGATACATAAACAGTTTTAAGGGGCACTCCTCTGGCATTAACATTCCCTCCCTGTGGAGGGAGGAGTATTGTGGGGCTTTCTATTGTGACTATGTCTCCCGAGACATATCCTTTAGATCCCTTCCATATGGCAGCTGGGTCATTAAAAAAATTACTCTGTGAGGGCACCCCCTCGTCATTTTCAGGGGGGATATATTGGGGCGCCACTAGGTCATCATCAGGATTTCGAAAAGGAGTCCCATCTTCTTGCTCGATGGGGAGCCCTTGGTATCGGCACCCCTCCCCCCTATATTGCCAGTAACAAAACTTAGCTTGGACTCCTCTAGAATTAACATTAAAGTTTTCTAAATCTAAGGGAGAATTCAATTCGAATTCTACGAATACCTTAGACTCCTGAGTCTTTCTCCCCATTATCCACTCCTCGTCTAGCAGTTCAGCCTTGCTGTCTGCTATTCCAAATGGATTTCCCCCATCAAAATTATCATCATCTAGAAATTTGAGTTGAACCTTTTTTCTTACGACTTTTGCATTTTTAAAGTCTTTGTGATTTTGGAGAAGATTGGTAATAATGTTGTTCACATTAGCCACTCTTATTTTGGGACGCGCCAGCTTACCATCCCCCAACACATCAAAACCCTCGCTTTCCATGGTAAGGGGAAGGTATTGGATGCCTTGCCACTTAATTGATTTATTAAAAATAGCTCCCCCGTGAAACCCCATATATACTGTCGGTGTATTGATCCTATCAGGATAAACCTTGAATAATTCTAATATCGCAGTAGGCTGTAGATCTAAAAGACTACTTGCTGCTTTGTTGTGTCCTTCTGCCGCCATATTTAAATTTACACTTTATTATTATATAATATAATAAAGAAGTGAAAATTAAACGTATAAAAGACGCTTCAGCGGTTTGGTCGTTTTTTTACGCTTACTCTGTGAAATCCAAGCCTTACAGCGGCTGCGAGTTTGCGTCTCCGCGCCTAAGAAAAGAAAAAATAAAAGACTTTTTTGAGGAGTTGGTTTCCACCTCTAAAATATACATGGCTGAAGAAGAGGGGGAGCCTTTTGGGTTTATGTTTGTTTCAGAAGAGGAAAACTTTATGTATCTCAGATTTGCTTTCGGGATTAGCACTAGCAGTAAATTCTCGCACACAAAATGGACGGAGTGTGTTTACCGTCTTTTTGATTCTCTTTTAGAACAACATAATAAAAATTACTTTGTAGCAGAAATATCGCGAGAGCATAATGTGGAGGCGTTTAAAAAGTGGATTGAAAAATATCAAAAAAGGGCTATAGTATTTAAAGACTCAAAAAATACCATAGTTTGGTGTAAATCAGAACGTATGAGTGTAATATTTAAGGTGGTCGGAACAAACAAGACCACAGAACACCTAATGGGGAAGGAAGCTTCGCTAGGACATACCCGCAAGGGACCACGCCATGTAGTGCGAGAACTTTTTTTCGAAAACGACCGTTATATTTTAGATGAAAAAAGTGTTGACTTCCTTCCAGACTGTGTTTTAATTCACGGGATGTTGTCAGACGACAAAGAAAATGTTGGAAGAGTAGCACTTGAATTTAAACCGCAAAAATGAGTAAAAAACCAGTTATTTATAGGGTATACACCCGCAAGGGTCAGTTCCACCATTGTTACAGTTCGGCCTTGGAAGGGGCATTGGGCTGGGCAATTGATTGCGCCAAAGTAGTTGGCGGCTCCGTTAGGGAGGTTACTCCCGAGGGAGTGGAAACAGAGGTATTCTCCTGTTCTAAGGAAGCAGATGTTAGCACTACTTAAATCCCTTATAAAATCTTTAGAATTATTTTTAAATCTTAAAAACAAGAGATTCTATTATGATCTTCACCGTGAACAAAGAGAACGAGAAGATGAAATCCTCCAAGAAATTGAAAAGCTTAGGGGTAGCGGGGATGGCAATGATGCTGATCGCGCTGACCTCTTGCGGAAGCGACTCACCACCGAGCGTGAGCAATTTGAACATATATCAGCCTTCTACTCTGAGACTCAGGATGAATAGCCCCATTCAAACAAAGGATGGAACCTATACCCCCCAAACTGATGAGGTTTGGCACTCTGATGCTCGTTTTAGGAGGCTTGAAAGAGAAATTTATTCCAAATGAAACAAATAATCATCCCCTCCAAAGAGGAGGTTGAAGCCGAAATAATTAAAGCAAGAGAAATTCTTGAAAAATATGGTATTGATAACGCACACCCAGAACTCCCAGTTGACTGGGCTGCATATTTTGAGCGGGCTCAGAAGCAGTTAAACAAGTCGGGTAGTCGTCAACACAGTGGGACTCTCGTATTGACTGATTGGTATCCCCTAAACAGAACCCTCTTTTTGGACAGTCATGTGCAGTTAAAGGGATCGGTGAGAGCGGGGCATCATCTAGGATCTTCCTGTGGTTTTCGCGCTGAAGAAGATTTTGAGGGCGACTGGATTCTCAGCTGGAAACAACCAAACAAAAGGTCATTTTATAGCAACTTTGGTGCGGGGATTCGTAATATACACATACAATCACAGCACGGTCTCAACGGTGTTTGTTTTCGTGGTGCCCAACAGTCAGCGGGGGTAGACAATTTGGTGGTGCGCGGATTTGGTGAGAATGCTGTGGGGGTCAAGTTAGGGGGAGATACTTACTCTGTCCGAGATGTATTTAGTGATGCAGCTAAAGGTGGAGAGGATTCTGTTGCGAGAGAGGGGGCAGTTGCATTTGAGCTTGGTTCAAGCAGGGTTTATTCTCTTAGGTTGGAGAATATTACCTCTCATAATTGTGGAACAGGACTCCAGTGGGGGGATGCTCACCAAATAACGATTGAAAATTTTGAGACAGAGCTGACCACGCAGCCCCTTGTGTGCACATGGGATGCGAGAGGAATAAATATTAGAAACGGTTGCTTCCGTCACACAAAAAACCTTCTTAAACTAGAGAAAGTGCGTTGGCCTTCCGATTCCCGAATAAAAATCGATGGGATGATGGCAGATAACTCACCTGGGGAAATACTCCTTCCCAATGGAGATCAGGTAATCGTTCCCAAAAACTTTGATCTGGTAATTGAGGGGGACAGGACAAAAGGGTTGAGGGTGGTAGATCTTAAGAAGATGCGCGAATCTTACTTAGATAGCATTAGTGCTGGCGTAGGCATCGGCACCTCCGCGTAAATTAGTTATGAAAAAATTATTTATACTTCTCATGTTGGGGCTGGCTCCTTTGATTAAGGCCGACGAGACACGCTACAGAGCTGTTATGTCGGGGGTCACCTGAGCGGATTGCCAGAATGATGTTCGTCGAGCATTAAAAACTACATTTGAAGCTGTTAATATAAACATTATTAAAAGTGACAAGCCTCGTTTCCAAGAGGTGACCTTCACCGCTTCTGATAAAAGCATTACGAGGAGAGCCATTGAGGCAGCAATGGGAAAAGATAAAGACCGATATCAAGTTTGGAGATTAATAAAAAAGGTGGGGAAAAAATAGCGACAGCGATGAATACGTATTCACATGTAGATAATAAAAATAAGCCCTTATATTCTCTTTTATGACACAGAATGTGTAAAATTAATTTGACAATCGCTTTAAACCGTTAATAATACAAAAATATGAAGACACTATTATTTAGTCTTGCAACCATGTTGGGCGTTACCCTTGGTAACGCAGGTGTTACTATCACTAATCTCTTGGAGAGTGTTTCTCCTGAGCTTGGCGTTAACTATAGCAATTTATCGACTCATCGTGGCGTAGCCACAAGAGAAGATTCTCTTGCTTTTTCTGCCCTTGTGGGAATTCCCGTTGAGGGAGCGCATCTTTCTGTGGGTATTGACCTTCACGATGTTGATGGCGATACAGAGAAAGATTGGTCTATTGCTTATGCTCGTCCAATTGAGATTTTTGGTCAGAGCTTGGGCGCTAGAGCGCATCTCAAGAGGATTGATTCCTCTAATGGGGGTTGGGAAGAGGTTGGTCTTGCGCTAACTTATGCCCACGATATTGCTGACCTCACGGCTACCGTGTGGCACGAAGCTGATTCGTCTGGCCCTTATGGGGTGGAAGTGATGGTTTCTCGCGATTTCGCTACTCCCGTGGCGAATCTTACTATTACTCCATTTGCGGCAGTTAATATTGCTGACGAGTATGATGGGGTAGAAGCTGGGGTCGCAGCCACCTATGAGCTTAATGATAGTCTCTCTCTCTTTGTGAAGGCGGCTTATCATGACAATGATCTTGATTCTTCTAGTGCTTATGCTTTAGAGCATGATTGGTCGGTTGGTGGAGGGGTTTCTTTCAGGTTCTAAGACAAATCTTTTAAAAACGAAATAAAAAGTCCCCCTAATGGGGGGCTTTTTTTTCGTAGAAAGTGTAACTAGTTTAACATGGAACCTGAAAAGTCTATAATAAAAGAGTTTCTTGGCGGGGGGTGGCTTGTCCCTTTAATCGGGGCTGCTGGTATGTTTGCTAGGCTTCTGACTGGCACTAACCACCTTACTGTTAAGGAGCAGTTTAAAAAGATTGCAATCGCTGCAATTGCCGCAGGAATTGCTTGGTTTATCCTAGAACAAACAGAGGTCTCATCCCTTATGAAGGCAGTAACGTATGGTATAATTGGTGCAGTAAGTCCAGAAGTAATCGGAGGAATTGTTTGTTTGGCTAAAAAGTTTGAAAAGCACCCGTTAAAATTCCTTAAAAAGAAATCTAAATAATGAATTTTAAAGGTAAAAGAGAGGTAGTAAAGGCCGTCCAAAGACTTTTGGGTGTTTCTAGTGATGGAGCAGACGGTCCAGTAACTTGGAACGCTATACTGGCCAAATTATCCACCAAGGAACCCGCGATTTCTGGGAGCAGCATACCCGAGAAGATGGTATCGTTGGCCCGTGGAGAGATTGGTGTTTCCGAGGTAGATGGAACTAATTGTGGCCCCAAGGTAGACGAATACAAGGCGGCGACATGGCTCGACGCCGATAAAGGATGGCCTTGGTGCGCGGCTTTCATCTGCTGGCTTGTAAGGGAGGCTATAGAGGGTGAGGATGTGAAATTCTCAAGACCCAGAACAGCGGGGGCATGGGACTTTGAAAACTGGGCTAAACAACAAGCCGCGAATGGAGTGGGGCTTCGCAAACCCACCAACGAGGACATTAATGCTGGAGACATTATAGTTTTTACTTTTTCTCATATCGCTATCGCTATCGCAGACGTAGATTCAAGGGGCTATGTGAAAACCATTGAGGGTAATACTAATGGAGCAGGGAGCCGAGAGGGTGGTTCTGTGCTAGAAAAAAACAGACATGTTTCTAAGATTAGAAGCAGAATAAGAATTCTGTAGATTTTTGTTGACACGGGGGGGAAACTCTCTATTGTGGGCGTTGATGAAAGAACAAGCGATTCAAGTCCGCAAACAAGATGTCCTCAGGTATGTTTTGGGGGAGTCTGGTTACCATCCCGTTGAGGTTTCCCTTGATGAAAATTATTTGCTTAATGAACGTTATGAGGCGTTTGATGCCTTTATTTATGATAGTCATTTAAAGAAGCGGATTGTCCAAGAGTTGGATTATATTAATTTTTGCAAAGAAGTTGACAAGTTGAGGCGCATGTCATTGAGCGGCAAGCCAATAAGCAAAAGAGAAATCTTCTCTATGTGTGTCGAATTACAGGAAATCGCCCCTAAGAAAGTTTTAGTTGATGACTCTCTTGATGTTTCGGAGATGCCTGTAGTTGACAACAAACAAATTAAAAAAATATTTGGCTTAGATGGGTCAACGTCTACGTTTGGCGATTTCAAAATGACCGCAGAGGATCACGCTCTAGAAGAATACGAACGAGAAAAAAAGAAACTATTCGAAGGACTTGAAGAAGATGAATAATTTTTCCGAATTAGAAAGCAAGGTAATCGGTTGGGCAAAAGACCGAGGTATCTTTGATAATGGAGATACTTTAGCTCAGTTAGACAAAACACAGGAAGAACTTGAAGAAACAATTCTTGCTGTAAAAAATCTACGAGACTGGCATCAAGCGATGGATCGCGAGCCTAGTCATGTTCACGCCAAAACAATAGAAGCATTAGAGAATGAGGTGGCCGATGGTATCGGAGATATGTTGGTGACCATTATTATTGCAGCTGAAATGGTTGATCTTGAGAGCACTGATTGTTTACAGTTGGCTTACGATGAGATCAAAGACAGGACTGGTAAGATGGTCGGGGGGCAATTTGTTAAAGACAAATAAAATGGATAACCAATTAAACTTATTCGACGGTCAAACTTTTGATCACAACCAAGACTTTGACAGGTTAAAAACAGCTTTAGATCGTGTAGCGTGGTTAATGAGAGACGGCAAAACAAGGACGCTTCGTGAAATAGCAGATCAAGCAAAAACTAGCGAAGCTGGTGCAAGTGCAAGACTTAGAGACTTGCGTAAGCACAAATGGGCAACACGATATGGAGTCAGCGAAGTTTCGTCAGAACGTGCAAGTGGTGGGTTGTGGATTTACCGAGTGCATTATATTCGGTAAGTTTAGGAGGCAAGATTAACATAAATGAAGAAAAAACTATCATCCTCCTACGAGGAGAAGAAAAAGAAAGGCTACAAGGGATTTAACTCCCGAAAAAAGACCTCATTTAACAAGGCCAGCAAGTTTTATAAGAAAAAATACAGAGGTCAGGGTAAATAACGGTTGAAATACCATAAAAAGTGTAAATAATACCAACAACAACTAATAATAATGGATACGATTCTTCAATTAATTCAGGATAACCCTTGGTTTGGCGTAGTAACTGCCGCTATTGCACTTGCTTCTGCTGTCGCCGCAGCTACTCCCACCCCCGAAAAAGGGAGTTTCTTGTCGAAAGTTTATTCGCTCATCGATTGGGCGGCGTTAAACATAGGCAAGGCCAAAGATAAAGGTTAACCACTACGCTAGGTTTTTAAAAACCCCCGCCCAATAGGGACGGGGGTTTTTTGCTTGCACAAACAACTAATTCCTCTATAATAAGGTTATGATGTCAGATAAAGCGCGGGGTTTGTCGGGTTCCAAGCATGTAGCTCACACCCAAAAACTAATGGATGAATCCACAGAGAGGTATCACGGCTCTTGTTTATCTGCTGGTTTGACGATTAAGAAAGCGACTAAAAAACAAGACATTGGCCATGTTGATTTCATAATAAACGGTGAAACTGTAGATTTAAAAGGATTAAAAAACTCCACCCGAGAGGGCAAAATCCTCCTAGAGTTCTTCAATGTCCGAGG